CGATAATATTAAGCAACTAATCGAGAAGGATATGATGATTATTAATGATGCCGAAATTCTCATAGAGTTAAGTAATTTTGTGGTCAAGGGAAATTCCTATGCCGCAGATACAGGTCATGATGACCTAGCGATGTGTCTTGTTATGTTTGGGTATATGTCGTCAACAGTTAAATTCGAGGAACTTACTGATGTTTCAGTAAGGGCTAGAATTATTGAGGAGCGTCAAGCCGAAGAAGATGCCATGGCTCTACCAGTTGGGTTTTTCTCAAACGGGTTAGAAGAAGATGTTGATGTGTTTAATTTTTAATCAAAAAATAATTTGTATAAATAATATGCAAACCCAAATATAAATCCTTAGAAACAGTTTCTAAGTATTATTTTATATGAATAAAGGAATAAAATGTTTTCATTATCACCCTCTGTAACCGTACGTGAAGTAGACCTAACTTCAGTTGTGCCAGCTGCCTCAACTTCTATAGGTGGTGTAGTAATCGATGCGGCCTGGGGCCCTGTAATGGATACCACCACTATTGATTCTGAATCAACTCTAGTTCAACGACACGGCAAACCCAATGACTTCAATGCTAGTTCATGGATGGTTGCTGCCAACTTTTTAGCATATAGTAATAATTGTTTAGTAGTTCGTACAGATACTACCAACCAGCGTAATGCAGTATCAGCTCTATCATTTAGTTTGTTTTCCGTAGCCCCGGGAACTGCCGGGTCAGGTTATACTTCTACTGGCGCCAATGCGGTGTCAGTTACTGTGGCAGCCCCAGTGCAAGGTATTACTGCGGTAGTTGAAGCTGTGGTAACAGATGGTGGAATAACCAGCTTTAATATCGTTAACCCTGGTTCTGGATATGATGTAGTTCCAACTATTACTATTAATGACGGTTCTGGTTCAGGTGCGACCCTTGGCGCAATTGAAGTAATTCAGGGCGGCGTAAAAATTAATAATGAAAGTGATTACGAAAATCTTTACTCAAATGGCGAAGCTGTAGTTGGAGAGTTTGCAGCCAAGTACCCTGGTGCTCTAGGCAATAGTTTAGCTGTATCTGTCTGTGATGGCGCTAAGGCAGGTCGCGTTACAGGTATCGTAGTTCTTACTGCAGGTGATTCATACACCTCAGTTCCAACAGTTACAATTTCTGCTCCAGCAGGATCAGGAACTCAGGCTACAGCTATTGCTGTATTATCTGGCAGCACAACGGGGACCGTCACAGGTATCGTTATCACTTCAGCAGGCAGCGGTTATACCAGCGCCCCAGTGGTAAGTTTGGTTGGTGGAACTCCTACAACTGTGGCCACCCTTGGGGCTGTTTCAGTTCAAATGGTTAGCCCATTTTCCATCTGGGAATATAACAATTTCTTTGATGGTGCACCAAATACCTCAACGTTTGCTTCCTCTAATCAATCTACAAATGACGAATTACACGCGGTAGTAATCGATACAAATGGCCGTTGGTCTGGTGTCGCTGGAACTGTGCTAGAAACCTTTGCATTTCTTTCAAAAGCTTCTGATGGTAAAAAGGAAGACGGCTCAAACGCATACTATAAAAATGTATTGAATACCCAATCCAAGTATGTCTACTGGATGGATCATCCTGTTAACGGCACAAATTGGGGTCAATTAGCCAATTCTGTGAATTTTGGAATTCTTGGTGTTTTTACAAGAACCCTAGCGGGCGGTGTCGACCATTTTACCTCTACGGATGGCCAGAAAATTCGTGCGTTTGATCTATTCAGTAATGCAGAAACACTAGATGTTAGTCTTCTAATGTGTGGTAAGGCTTCAGCCACAGTAGCCAATTATATAGTACAAAATATTGCCGAAGCACGTAAAGATTGTGTGGCATTTATTTCTCCACTCGATCTTTCTGGTAATATTCTTATTGGTAATACCTCAGATATTGCAGAAAAATTAATTGCCTTCCGTAATGTATTGCCATCCAGTTCATATATGGTTATTGATACTGGCTACAAATATCAATATGACAAGTACAATGACAAATATCGTTGGGTGCCATTAAACGGAGATATTGCAGGTCTATGTGCTCGTACTGACGAGACCAATGATCCATGGTTCTCTCCAGCAGGCCTGAATCGTGGCTCTATTAAGAATGTGGTCAAACTTGCATATTCTCCAGTTAAGACTGATCGTGATAATCTATATAAAGCTGGTATTAATCCAGTCGTGTCATTCCCAGGTCAGGGTGTGGTTCTATATGGTGACAAAACTGGATTAGCTAAACCAAGTGCATTTGATCGTATCAATGTGCGCCGACTGTTTATTACTCTTGAAAAGTCAATTGCCACCGCAGCAAAATTTCAACTATTTGAATTTAATGATGCGATTACTCGTGCCAACTTTGTATCAACAGTCACACCATTTCTTCGTGATGTACAAGGTCGACGGGGCATCTATGAGTTTAGGGTTGTGTGCGATGAGACCAATAATACACCCAACATTATTGACACAAATCAATTCATCGCAAGTATTTTTATCAAACCAGCTCGCAGTATCAATACAATTGAACTAAACTTCGTAGCGGTTCGTACCGGTGTGAGTTTTGAAGAAATTGCTGGTTCAGTTTAAAAAGTAGGAAGTATACTTCCTACTTTACATTTAATAAAAGGTAGAATAAAATGGCAAGAATTTCTGATTTTAAAGCTAATATGTTGGCTGGTGGCGCTCGATCAAACCAGTTTCAGTGTATTATTACATTCCCAGCAGCTGTTATTGGTGGCTCCCTGGCTTCTAATAAGGTAACATTTATGGCAAAATCTGCATCCATTCCAGATAGCACTGTAGCTGATATTGAGGTGATGTATCGAGGTCGAGCAGTACACTTTGCTGGTGAAAGGACCTTTCAGCCATGGAATATTACTGTATATAATGATAATGATTTTGCATTACGCAATGCATTTGAAACATGGGTAAATATTATTTCTAATGCAGATTCTACCAATGGCCTAATGGCACCATTGGATTATCAGGTTGATATGGAAGTTCATCAGTTAGATCGATCAGACCTAATTGTTAAAAAGTATAAGTTTGTTGATGCATATCCAACGAATGTCGGCGAAATTCAATTAAGCTGGGACGCCAACAGTCAACTTCAAGAGTACCCCGTATCCTTCAGCTACAACTATCATCAGCCCGCCTGATATAAATAATTTTTTATTGATTTATTATTATGGCGTCTTTTTCAGATCTTTTTGGTTTTAGCTTTAAAATCAACAATGAAAAACAAATTCCATCTGTTGTAGCACCAGCTAAAAACGATGGCGCGCTTGTTCTTGATAATAGTGCAGTAACTGGTGGATGGACCGGTACGGCATACGATATTGATGGTGTAGTTAAGACTGAAAACGAGCAGATTAGACGATATAGGGATATTGCAGGTCAACCAGAAGTTGATTCTGCAATATCTGATATTGTTAACGAATGTGTAGTAACTGATCAGGATGATCATCCTGTTAAACTATTTTTAGATAATTTAAAAGTAAGTGATGCACTAAAAAAGAAATTCAATGATTGTTTTATTGAAATCTTAAACAAACTTGACTTCAATTTGGAAGGTCATGATATTATTAGACAGTGGTATGTAGATGGGCGTATCTACTACCATATTCTCTTTGTCAATAATGATATTTCTAAGGGAATCGCAGAGCTTAGATTAATCGATCCTTTAAAGATTAAAAAGATCAAAAATATTAAGCGTACAAAAAATAATCGTGGTATCGATATTGTTGATTCTATTGAGGAATACTATATCTATAATGACAAGGGTGTTACAGAAAATAATATTCAGGGAGTTAAGTTAACTGCCGATTCTGTTGTGATGATTCATTCTGGTTCTATTGATTCTATAAGTGGTAGTGTAATTGGATTTCTACAGAAGGTTATTAAACCAGCTAACCAACTTCGAATGATCGAAGATGCAGTGGTTATCTATACGATGACACGGGCGCCAGATCGCCGTGTATTTTATATTGATGTAGGTAATCTTCCTAAAGTTAAAGCAGAACAATATGTTACAGACATTATGAATAAGTTTAAAAACAAACTTATCTATAATGCTGCCACGGGCGAAATTGCAGATTCAAAACGTAATCTATCAATGACTGAGGATTTTTGGCTTGCGCGTAGGGACTCTAAGTCCACTGAAATTACTACGTTACAGGGAAGTCAATCTTTAATCCAGTCAGACTTTATCGACTACTTTCAGAATAAATTATATCAATCGCTTAATGTTCCGATCGGTCGCATGAAGCCAGAAACCGGCTTCACATTAGGTCGATCATCCGAAGTTACAAGAGATGAACTAAAGTTTAGTAAGTTTGTTGGAAGGCTAAGAATTCGATTCTCTGGTCTTTTCAGTGATCTGATGAAAATTCAACTCGTATCAAAAGGCCTAATTCGACTCGATGAGTGGGATGATATAAGAGCCAAGATACGATTTGACTTTATTAAGGATAATCACTTTACCGAGTTAAAGAATGCAGAAATCATTACCAATAGAATGACCACGCTTCAAATGGTTGATCCATTTTTAGGTAAATATGTATCAAAGAAGTGGGTACAGAAGAATGTTCTAATGCTTGATGACGAAGAAATTGTCGTGATGGAAAACCAGATTAAAGAAGATGGGCCGATACCTGGCACAGAAGAAATGCCGGCTATTGAACCACCCGCGGGCGGTGAAGAAGATCCTGCACAAGATCAAGAAATGGATCAAAGCCAAGAAGCCCACGATCAAAAGATTCGGCAATCCGAAGAATTACACCAACAGAAACTGAAGGATAAAAAATGACCACCCAAGACCTAATTGATGCTATCGAAGCAGGTAAGACCCGTAATATGGAATCTACATTCGAAGCTATTATGCAAGAGAAAATGGAAACTGCTATTGACTTGCGCCGAATGGAGATTAGCCAATCAATGTTCACCTCTGATAACGCAGATAAATAATAGTTGTAGACCTAGTATCTAAAGTCAGGAATAAAAATGGATCACCGCACATCAATCAACGAAGTACACCAGTTTCTGGAAAACCAGAGGAAGGAACGGCTTGAGTCTGCGGTTTCGCTAATGGATATTTCTGATACTCAATTAAAAAATCTTTTATACGAAGCTCGTCTAGCTCAACATAGTTTAGTTCGTGGTTCAATTGCAGAAATTGAAAATACACGAAAAATCGAATCTGCTACATTGGTTTTAGAGTCTCGACTAGATGAACTATCTAAGTCAACTCTTGGCTCTTATGTCAAAAAAGACACATCGGATATTCAGGATAAAAGTTTTGACTCTGGTTATCACGAAGCTGGTGACCAAAGAACAAATGCTATGGATCTTCAAGCTAAAGCAGATAAGCGCAGCAAGGGTGTTGGCTCAGCCGTCAAGCGCCTGGTTAAGGAAGCACTTGATGGGCTAGATGAGACCGAGGAAATTACTGAAGATGAATATTTGTCTTTGAGTGAAGATGACCAAGAGTTGTATGAACTAAGTTCTAAAACTTTAACCAGCTATCTAAGAAAAAATGACCCATCAGAGGCTGGTGCAAAAAAGAGAATTCTTGACAAAGGCGAACGCAGAAACTTTCGTAGTAAAGTAGGGCAAGACGCCCTATTCAATAAGGAAACTAGGGCGAAGGCTGGCGCCAATAATGCCACTGCACGACTTAGTGCGTTGCAGGGTCGAAACCCACTTAGCTCCAAGTTGAAAATAGCCCAGGATAATGCTGGCGGTGGTGCATACGCCGCCAGAGGTGCTGGCGAAAAGAATAAAAGGGATTAAATATGCCTTTTTCAATTCTAAAACAAACTGAAACTATTGCTGTAGTAAAGGTATTCGGCGCCGGCGGCACCATTGACCTAAATACTGACCTACTGTCGCCGACGATGATAATTCAGGGTACTCCAACAGTTAATATTATCTTTGCTCAATGGAATATTAGCCCTGGAGCTGCTGATGTCATTTCAGTTACCCGCAACGGTATCTCAGTACTTAATCTTCACCAGAATGCAGGTGAAATAGATCTCAGTGGTAATGGTGGTTATGCGGACACAACAGGAAATACATCCCCACTTGTTGTTACCATTACTGGATTAGGCGAGGCATATTTCACCCTTCGCAAAGCATCTGGTTATAAGTCAAAACTTGAACCAGAAACATTCAGTTCATATGATGACACATCTATAGTCGGAAGCTAAGAAGACAATTATGATCTTACTAAAAGAATTCTCAGAGCCATCTAATGTGAATTATCTGACCGAAGCAGACACATCCGGCATTAAGCATATGTACATCGAAGGTTGTTTTGCTGAGGCAGTAACCAAAAACAGAAACGGTCGAATCTATCCAAAGAATATTTTGGAATCGGCCGTAGGGACTTATGTTGAAAACTATGTTTCTAAAAATAGAGCAATTTCAGAATTAAGTCACCCAGAAAATCGCCCAATGCCGAGTCCTGCATTGGCTAGTCATCTTGTTACCGAACTTAAAATGGTCGGTAACAAGGCGATGGGAAAGGCCAGAATTCTAAAAACTCCCCAAGGTCAAATCATTGAAGGTTTGATTAATGGCTCTGTTGCATTAGGTGTATCTACCCGCGGTCTAGGGTCTGTACAAGAATCTAACGGCACTACTTATGTTAAGGATGATTTGGTTTTGTATGCAATCGATTGTGTACTTGATCCTAGCGGCTTATCATGTTTCGTTGATG